TGACTACCTAGGACTACCAACAGGAACAGATGTAAAATACTCTGGAACAAAAGTCAGTCCATTACCCTTTATGGCATATAACAAAATTTATAATGAATATTATAGAGATCAAAACTTATGTGATAAAGTAACAGACGAAGCAGTATCAGGAGTTAATCCAGATTTCAATACAGCTAACACCATACAAAATAGAGCATGGCAACACGATTATTATACTTCAGCTCTACCCTGGACACAGAAAGGCCCGGAAGCAACAATTCCTTTAGGAACCACAGCACCACTAACCAATATTTCAGGAGGTGGAATAGGAACTCGTAGTTCAATACTTAGAGATTCACAAACGGGAGGAGTACAAAGTACACAAACACTTACATCATCAGGAGGTTTAGCCCCAGGATTCTTAGCAGAAAACTTTGATATAACATACAATAGACAACTAGATGTAACCCCTCATACAGAAGTAGACTTGACAGACGCTACAGCCTCAAGCATAAACGATCTAAGAAGGGCGTTTAGATTACAAGAATGGTTAGAAAGAAACGCAAGAGGTGGATCTAGATATATAGAAGTTATACTAGCCCACTTTGGCGTACAATCATCAGACGCTAGACTTCAAAGACCAGAATTTTTAGGTGGGTCAGCAACTCCAATAACCATAAGTGAAGTCTTACAAACATCAGACGCCGCTGCCGAAGATACCCCTCAAGGTAACATGGCCGGACATGGTGTTTCAGTTGGCTCATCTAATTATGTATCATATAAATGTGAAGAACATGGATATATAGTTGGGCTTATGACAATTATGCCTAAAACAGCATACCAACAAGGTATACCTAAACACTTTAATAAATTCGATAAATTCGAATACTTTTGGCCTTCATTCGCTAATATCGGTGAACAACCAATACAAAACAAAGAGTTATATTTAGACGCATCAGATGGTAACGATGAAGCAACATTTGGATATACCCCTAGATATGCAGAATACAAATACATTCCTAGTACAGTACACGGAGAATTCAGAGATTCTCTTAATTTCTGGCATATGGGAAGAATATTTGGAAGCAGACCTTCCTTAAACTCAACATTTGTAGAATGTAATGAAAACGAAGTAGATAGAGTATTTGCAGTAACAGCAGACGATGAAAATCTCTATGTATACTTACACAACAAAGTAAAAGCTAGAAGACCAATGCCTTACTTTGGAACACCAACAATTTAAATTAATAATTATGTATAAAACAATGAAAAAAAAGTACAAAAAGTCTAAACGTTTAAAACTTAAATCAATAGGTTATAAAAAAAGACTTGGCGCACAAAAGAGAAAGTCAAAAAAGTATAATTCCTTTAGAGTATCTAGAGGAGGCATACGCTTATAGTGGTTTGTTATGCAATGTCAGTCTCCCTATCTCGTAAAGAATAAAATAATCACAAATTCAGAGTACTCAACTACTCCGGTTCCATGTGGTAAATGTATTCCATGCTTGAAAAGGAGAACTGGCCACTGGTCATTTAGAGTAGAACAAGAAGCAAAATACTCAAAAACTTCTTGTTTTTTAACTCTTACATATAATAGAGTACCCCTATCACAAAATGGATACCCTACCCTTATAAAAAAAGATTTTCAAAAATTCTTTAAACGCTTAAGAAAACTAGCCCCTCATCAAAAAGGTTCTAAAAGATTAAAATATTTCGCATGTGGCGAATATGGATCAATATCACAAAGACCTCATTATCACGCAATAGTCTTCAATCTTCCACAAAATATAATTAATAACGCTACACTTATACGTAAAACCTGGAAACACGGTCATACATTAGTAGCTAATAACAATATAAAAACTATCAATTACGTAGTAGGATATATAACTAAAGCTGGAAAAACAGAACTTATAGATAAAGTAAATGGCTTATATGATGATAGAATCCCAGAATTCCAACTTATGTCCAAAGGCTTAGGAGAAAAATATCTTACACCTCAAATGATTAAATATTATAAAGACAGAAAATTATTCTGTATAGTACACAAAGATGGTCACATATTATCAATGCCTAGATATTACAAACAAAAAATATTCAACGATTCAGAATTAAAATTATTATATAAAGAATGGATAAACATTCAAGAAATGAAAACACCCGATCTATTTGAAATAGACGGTAAAACAAAAAAAGATATCTGGTTAGATATGGAAAGAAAAAGAGATAAACAATTAAAACTAAAACGAGCAAACTTATGAAAAAACCAATATTAAAAACACAATTTAGTGGCAAAACAATACAATCCTCTGGATTTAAAAAGAAAATGGGCAAGTCAATGACTGTCCCTGATCAAAATTTAACAGTTAAAGAACTGTTAGATAGACATTCAAGAGGAGTCTCTTTAGGAGCTCCAGAAATAAAAGGAGAATACTTTGATACAGAAATACCTAAATTCGATGACTTAACAGATGCATTAGAATATAAAAAGAATCTAATCAAAAAAGCTAACGAATTAGAAAAACAAATCAAAGAAGGTAAAGTTGCAAAGGTAAAAGCAAAAGCCAAACCCATAAATGCAAAAAGTGAGGACGAAGTCTCACAAGCCGACAATGTGTCGGAAGCAAAACCAACAACAAAAGCTACTGAACAGTAGCTTTTTTGTTAAAGCACTAATACATACTTGATATATTAGTGCTAATTGACACAAAAAAACAAAAAAAAGTCTTAAAATAAAAACGAAAACGTAGTGAAAGTGCTAAATAAAGACTAAAAAAAAAGTCAATTACAAAAAAACTAAAAAAACAAAAAAAAATTACTATATTTACAATATAGTACACCCTCATAGGTTAACATACTATAAATTATATAACATTTTAAATAAACACTTATGGAAAATAACACACTAAAAACAAAAACACAATTAAAAAACGAAGAAATGCTAAAAAATTGCATTCTTTCAACAT